CGATCTGGTACAAAGCCTTTTTAAAAGGACTTACCTCTAATATTCCAGGAGGTGGTGTTGAACCAGGCTCTAGTTGGAGTGGAGATGTCACCTTTGAAGTTACAAGATATCAATTATATGCCGATGGAGTTGAAAAAATCTTAATCGACAAAATAAAAGGTATTTGTAAAATTAATGGAAAAGATTACGCAAAGGAAATTCAATCTTTGCTATAAGTGTATGTACTATATAAGGGGCGAAATTCGCCCCTTTTTATTTGAACAGGAGAAAAACAATGACTGATATTATTACTTTAATAACACCTTTGAAAGTAAATGGTGTCGATAGAACAGAATTTAAACACGATATAAGCAAAATTAATATCAATGACATGGCCGATATCGAGAAAGAAAGAAGTAAAATGCTTGGTTCTCAAGCTGGAACAGTTTTTCGTGTGATGCAAAATGATAATTTGATGCACACATTACTTGGAATGCACGCAATTATAAAATGCAATCCAGAGGTCGATATTAACGATTTAATGAGAATCGAAGGTTATGACTTATATCAAATAACTTTAATTGGCATGCGTTTTTTCTCAAAACCGGCTATCCAGGACTCAAAAGACTCCGGAAAGCCGCAAGAGGATACGCAAGAGAATATAACAGTTCAGTAAAAGATTTATACCAAATGCCAATAGTAGATTTATTGGAAGAATTGCAAGAAGCAATTAAGGATCTAGAAGAACAAAAAGCAGCTAACGAAAAAAAACAAAAAGAAATGCAAATTAAAATGAGAGGAAAACGGAGGAAAAGATAGTGTCTCAAAAAGAAACAATGAAAACAGTTGTAGAACTTGCTGGTGCTGTCGATCCTTCCCTCGGTAAAAGTTTACAAGAAGCTCAAAAAGCTCTTGGAGGTATTGATTTAAAAGCTGCAGCTATGGGTGCGGCTTTTGTTACTGCTGGTGTTGTTGCGGTAAAAGCTTTGGCTGATATAAGCAAAGGCTTATATGATCTAGGTGCAGAGTTCGATGCTGCATATGATTCAATAAGAATCGGAACTGGTGCTACAGGAGAAGAATTAGAAGCATTAAAAGATGATTTCAAAGATGTTTATAATTCAGTTCCAACCACCATGGAAAATGCAAGCACAGCAATAGCAGATTTTAATACAAGACTAGGAGTGTCTGGAGATGTATTAACTGAATTATCTTCTCAAGCAATTGCCGTTAGTGATATGCTTGGGGAAGATTTAACTACAACTATTGAAAATTCTTCTCACGCATTTCAACAATGGGGTGTTGCAACAAATAGCATGGGAAAAGAAATGGACTATGTGTTCAAAGTTTCTCAAGCAACAGGAAAATCTTTTAGTGAGATTATGTTAGCAATGACTGACTATGGTCCACAACTTCAAGATTTAGGGTTCTCCTTTGAACAATCTGCAGCAATGATAGGGCAAATGGAAAAAGCAGGTTTAAGAACAGAAGAAGTCTTGGGTGCATTGAAAAAGTCTGTGGGTACTTTTGCCAAAGATGGTATGAGTGCAGCCGAAGGTTTCCAAGTTTATTATGAAGCAATTAAGAATGCTGGAGATGCAGCAGAAGCAACTGCATTAGCAAATGAAGTGTTTGGTATGCGTGCAGGTTCAACTGTAGCTTCAGCAATTAGAAATGGAACTCTGGAACTTGAAGCATTTACAAATGCTATGAATGAGAGTGATGAGAGCATTATGAAAGCAATGTGGGATACTGCTGATGCAGCAGAAAAATCTCAATTGCTCGCACAGCAAATGCAATTACTTATTGAACCTTTAGCCGGAGCTATTTTTGATGGAGTGGCAGATTTAATGCCGACACTCTCTTCAATGATGAAAGAAATATCTCCTGTTATTCAAAAAGTTGTTGAAATTTTAGTCCCAATGGTAAATAGTATCTTTGGCCATGTTGCAGAATTTATTGAACAATCAGCACCAATCATGGCTGAATTTGCTGATGCTGTATTGCCTTTAATTTCTGAAGTTTTAGCAACTATAATGCCGTTATTACTAGAGATAGTGTCAGAATTATTGCCACCAATACTTGCGATAGTTAAAGCAATAATGCCTATTCTTCAAATTTTATGTGCGGTTATAGGTGAAGCATTGGTTCAAGCTGTTAATCTTATAATGCCACTATTAACAGGCTTATTGGATATTTTTGCTAATATTATAGACTTTATTGTCAATGTTTTTACTCTGCAATGGGGAGAAGCATGGCAAAATGTTGTGAATATTTTTGGAAGTACTTTCAGTCTAATAGGAGAATTAATTAAAGCTCCTTTGAATGTGGTAATTGGACTAATAAATACGATAATTGCAGGTATTAATGCAATGAAAATACAAATTCCAGATTGGGTGCCTGGTCTTGGAGGTAAAGATTTTTCGTTGAATATTCCTGTAATACCAATGCTTGCAAGTGGAGGCTTTACTGATGGGTTATCTATTGCAGGGGAAGAAGGTACTGAAGCTGTAATTTCTTTTCAAGAAAAATATAGAAGCAAAAATATTGACATTTGGAAAAAAGCTGGAGAAATGCTTGGTGTTGGAGATAATTATTCTTCGAATGAAACAATAGTTTCTTTTGGAGATATTGTTTTTGCTCCACAAATCAAAATTGATGGAGGAGGTACCTTTAACGAGCAATCTTTGATGGAACAGCTTAATGAATATAAATCTGAATTCATAGACTTTGTAGAAAACGAATTAAAAATGAGGGCAAAAAAAGCATATGGCTGTAACTATTGAAGGAACTTATGATGAAATAGCTATCCAAGGGGAAACTTTTGATATGTTGGCTTATAGGATCTATACAGAAGAAAGAATGAGCAAATATCTTCGTTATTATAATCCTCAATATTCTGATGTTATTAAATTTCAAGGTGGCGAACAAATAAAAGTTCCTATTGTTACAGCAGTAGAATCTGTTGAGTCATTGGCGCCTTGGAGGAGATAAATGTTAGCAAAATTTTATAAGCTAGAATGGGATATTTCTCCAAAATATTTGAAAATGTTTGAAAATTGGGATAGTCAATTGTCATTAAAAACAACAAAAGATGGTAATTCCAACAAACAAACCGGAAATGGAAGTGAACTGAGAAATCTCTCACTTTCTTATAAGGCTATTTCGAGTGCAGGAGTTAATATTCTTAAAGAATTAGAAACTGTAAGATCAATGCTTGGAGTAATTGCACCTCTTCAGATCAATGAAAAAAGATTATTTTCAACATTATTTTTATTGACAGATGCACAAACTTCGAATTTTAGCATTACACCAAATGGTCAAATTGTTAGTTGCGAAATAAGTCTTTCTTTTGTCGAAATAAGAGTTGGATCAGGAACTGGTGGAAGCCTTAAAGTTTTATATAATGACATTGACATAACAAAAGACATCACTGTTATTGAATGTGAGCATGAAATGAACTCTGAAGATAAACCAGATGAAATAAAAATAAAATTCGCAGATAATAATCATTTATGGGATGGTTGGAATCCAAATAACACTGATACTATAAAAGTAATTGACGGAATCGCAAAAACAGGAAAAATGTATATTCAATCCGTTCTACCAGAAAATGGATATATGAATCTAACAGGTACAAGTATCCCTGATAAAATGCGAAAAGTTATAAAAGAAAACAATAAATCTTGGAGCAATGTTAAATTTTTACAAGTAATTACAGAAATTGCAGGTAGAAATGGGCTCTCTCTTGAAAGCCATGATGTAGAAAACAGAACAATTCCGTTTATAGAACAAGAAAACATTTCTGATTTAAAATTTTTAGCAGAAAAATGTGAATTGGAAGGCTGTTCTTTTGTAGTTTATGATGGAAAACTCGTTTTGTATTCTCCGGAAGCGATCGAAAAAAGCACACCTGTTAAAACAGTAACCATAAAAGATGATACAAATTATAAATATGATGATAATTCTATCAACGCATATGGAGCTTGTGAAATTGATAATGGAAGTATGGCTGGATATGCTTCAGCTGAAAACAAAAACGAGAATGTGTTTAGAAAAATTCTCAAAGGTTACATTGATAATGAAACGGAAGGCAATTTGTATGCAAAAAATATTCTTGCAAAAATGAATCGCTCATTAAAAACAGGCAGTTTCCAGACTGACATAATGAGAGATTTATCCGCTGCAAGTTTAGTTGCATTAAATACACCAGGAGCAACTTCTAATAATGGAAATGTTTTTTATACGAAAGTCCGGCATGATTATGTAAAGAAAAAAACAAACCATTATTTTAGATTTTTAGCATAGAGGATTATATGGCAGAAATATTAAAAGGTAAAATTTCATCAATAGAATCTGAACCTATTGATGCTAATAATCATGCAACTACAGCTAAAGTTGTTTCATTGATTGGTGGCGCTGTGACACGACCTCTCGTAATTCCATGGTATTTAAGAGGAACGATGGGGAATCTAGCCCCAGAAACAGAGGTTGTGTATGTGTTATTTGAGGATAAAACAGGCTATATATTAGGCCGTTTTGATGGAAATTTTCAAGACCATATTCCTTATAATTTAATTATTGATGGGAATATAACTCAGAATGGAGATACCAAAACTAGTGGCAATGTTTCTGCTGCCGATTTTGTAAGTGCTGCTTATGGATCAACCAATGAACATGCTCACACAGATAGTCAAGGTGGAACTACAACCCCACCTAATTAGAGGTTTATATGACAATTCAAGCACAATTCAATCAAATAAAGTGGGAGATATCTGATAAAAAAATAATGACAATCAATTCTATTAGCCTTTCTTTTGGTGTAAAAACCGAATCCAAAAAAGGTGCCGATGGAAATGATAAAACTGTTGTAAAAGGGTTTAAAAAAGACTCTCTAACAATAAGTTATTCATTAGATAGATCTTGTGGAGTATATCCAGAAAAAGAACATCAAAAAGCCTGTTCTCTTATTGGTATAAAAGATACTTTCATATTAGGTGGTAAAAGATTTGGACCATTAAAGACAATGCTAATGGCGGTCAAACCTTCAAATATAGTCTATGCACCTTCTGGGGTAATTCTATCAATGAATTTAACTTTGACTTTTGGTGAACCTGAAGAAGAAAAGGAAAAGAAAACCGAACAAAAGAAAAAAGTTACAAAAAATAAAGCGACATTAGCTATTGATGCAAAAAAACTTGAACAAAATACAAAAGCAAAAGGAATAAAATAATGAAAAGTATAGGAAATGGAGATCCACAAGTTTGCGTACAAAATATTTTAAATATCACTCGTGGTCAAGCTCCATATTTAAGAGGTATGGGATTGAATGGAGATTTATATGACAAACCAATGGAAGAGGTAAAGCCTTTAGCTTTAGCTGATGCTGAAGAACAAATTGAAACTTACGAGAAAAGAGTTCAAATATTAAGCATCGATGCTGTGGAAACCAAAGACCATAATTTGAAGATTATTCCAGAAATTACTATAGTGGAGATTTAATTTATGATGGAAAATGCTGAATTATTTGCAACAATTGATGATGCAACTATTGAAAGTATTGTAAATGAAAATATAAAAAAATATGTATCTGAAGAATTGCATTCTGCTGATGAAAGAAGAATTTTTGCAAATGCAATGATTATTTTAATGTGTACTTTATATGCCGATTTGAATGAAAAAGCAAAAATGAGGCTTTTGAGATTCGCAAAAGCCGAAGTTCTTGATGAACTTGGCAAGCGTGTAGACTGTGAAAGAATGCCAAAGAATTTTTCAATCTCAACAGAAAGATACAAGCTTGCTGCACCATTGAGCATTAACGTAACTGTTCCCAAAGGATCAACTGTTACTCCAGACGGAATTCTAATCTATGAAACAACAGAGGTTGGAGTAATACCAGCAGGAAAATTATATGTTGATGTTCCTATTAAGGCTCAAAAAGGAGGTTCCGTTTACAATAATAAAGTACCTGGATCAATTAACACACAAGTAAGCAATGTTCCATATATTGCTAGTGTAGAGAATTTGGAAACAACATATAATGGCGATGATGGGGAACCATATCCATATAGTGAAAAACATCCAGATGGAGATGACGGCACCGGAGATAACAATTATAGAGAAAGAATCAGAAAAGCACCGGCTGGTTTTTCTACGGCAGGACCTGAAGAAGCATATGAATACTTCGCATTATCAGCAGATGCTAACATTGAAGATGTCAAAGTATCATCAAACCAATCTGCTGGAAGAGTTGATATTACAGTTATTGTGAATAACAGTAAAGTACCTTCTGAAGAAATTCTTAAAAAAGTAATCACAAGTTGCTCACAAAAAAACAGAAGGCCGATGAATGATGATGTACATGCATATGGACCAGCAATAAGAGAATATGATATTGAATTTAAATATTATGTTACTGAAGATGCAGAGCCAGAAACTGTACTAGCAATCGAAAATAAAGATGGTGCTATAGATCAATACATAAAATGGCAATCTGAAAAAATAACTAGAGATATTAACCCAGATAAATTAAGAGCCTTTCTTATGAACGCAGGTGCAAAAAGAGTAGATATTGTTAAGCCTGTATTTACAGATTTAGGATTAACCGGAGAAGTAAAATCGTATTCAATAGCAGATGCCGATAACAATGTTTATTATGTTTCAACTGAAGGAGAAAAAAATAGCAATGTTCCTGTGAATACAATTGTTTACAAAGATGCTCGTTTAACCTCTGAAATAGGCAAAGCATCTGAAAAACAATATACTTTTTTGGGAGAAGAAATAATATCTCCAAAGGGTATAGGAGAATTGGCCATGTTTTCTGGAAATCTAAAAGTAACCCATGAGGTAGAGGAGGAATAGTGAAACTCGACACTCTTGATTTTATAAAACTTTTACCAGATTTTATGAGAGATGATGGCTGTGTTAAAGCATTAAGTGAGTCAATCAACACTATCTTTAGACCTACAGCGCAAGATCTTAAGAAATTAAGTGATTGGGATAGAATTGATTCGATGACAGAAGCTGAACTTGATGAGCTGGCATGGGAATGCGACATAAGTTGGTATGATAAAACAGCAAGTCTAGAGGCAAAAAGAAGTATTTGCAAAAATTCTGATCGAATATTCATGACCAGAGCAACTACTGCAGCAGTAGAAGAAGTGCTTGCTACATATTTTTCAAATGCCAAATTAAGAGAGCATTTTATGTATGACAATATTGAGCCTCACTATTTCAAAATCGAAACAACTGATGTGAATTCATATACAGACAAATTATTAGTATTTTTAAGTGCATTAGAAAAAACAAAACGTAAATCTCAATGGCTGGATGCGATAGTTTTATTGCTGCAAGGTGCTGGAGAATTTACTGTTGGAATTGGAGTTTCAATACGTTCAAAAACAACATTCGATTGTAGAGAAAATTTATAGAGGAAAAATTTATGACAACTGATTCAAGTATACAAACCGGATTAACAAGATCTGGTCAATCAATATTAACACAAGCACAATTAGGTGCATCTGTAAAGTTCACAAAAGTGAAAATAGGAGATGGCGAACTCGGAATAATTAACCCTGAAGATTTAACAGATTTAATTAATCCTCTCCAAGAATTAGGAATATATAATGATGAAAAAATTGACGAACAAACCTTGTCCATCACAGCATTGATAACTCAAAGTGAAACTGGTTTTGTGTTCAGAGAAATTGGCTTATATGCTATTGATCCAGAAACAGGCTTGGAAGTTTTATATGCGTATGGAAATAAAGGTGATGTAGCATCTTATATTCCTTCAAATACTAGTAGTATTTCAGTAGAGGAAGAGGCAACAATTATTGTAAAAGTTGCAAATTCTTCAAATGTAACAGTAGTTATATCTCGTGAATACGCAACTAAAGGTCAAGGAATTCCACCTTCAGTATGTACTAATTTAAATATTTCAGAAGATGGTGCTATTAGAAAATTAACTTGGAATGATCCTAAAAATACAGTAATTGATATGTTTACTTTGTGTACTTGGGCAGGAACACAAATTCGTAAAAAATTTGGTAGTTATCCAAAGTCAGAAACTGACGGAGAATTAGTAGCAGATGTAACGACTTGGGGGCAATATTCTAAAGAACCATTGATAGATGAAAAAGGAGAAGGTTATTTTTATAAGGCATTTCCTTATTCAACACATGATGTTTATTGTAGAAATTCACAGAATGAATTTGGTACAAAAATATATGAATTTACAATTGATGATAACGACAGTAACCCATCAACCTGCGTTAAATATGTAGGTGCAAGTAAAGATTTTACACCTGCATACATGAATGCAACAACTAAAAAATTTGAATGGGGATCCATGGAATCAACATTCTTTATGGGATTAATAAAACCTTGTATGCTTCGTAGGGATGGTGTGCGTGATTATTATCTACATCCAAATGATTTAGGATTAAGAGAGGATGGAATCACAGCCTCTGATAATAAAAATGCTTCTTACGATGGTAATGCTATGCTTGAAGTAGGTCAAATATGGATTAAGGAGGAACAAATAGGCTCTTTGAAACATATATGCCTAGCAAATAAACAAGTTGATGAAAGTTATGATTGTTGGACTCACAAACGTGCAGATGGAAGTTATACGGAATTTTATTATAGAGCATTATATAATGGATCATTGATAGATAATGTAATACGTTCATTGTCTGGCAAAGACTGTTGCAGAAATGTTGCTGGTGATTTACAACTAGAATATGCGAAAGCAAATGGAGCTGGTTGGAGAGCTGACGAGTATAATTTTAGAAGATTGATTAATTATTTGTTGATTTTCATGGGTAAATCTTTAGATTTACAATCAGTATTCGGCACAGGAAGATATACTGGTTATACGGATACTACAAATACCGGTCAAATTATTACAACAGGAACAAATGATAAAAAAGGTCCATTCTATTGTGGTGGAGATAATGAAAGGGTAACTGTATTCTGGATGGAAGATTGGTGGGGAGAAATTTGGAAGTTTACAGAAGGTGTCATTCAGAAAAATGGAAAACTTCTTTATAAAATGTGTCTAGGCACCGATGATGGTTCTACCGTAGAAGATTACAATGCAGATGGTACCGGATATATAGATTCAGGAGTGACAATCTCTGGCACTGTATCTCAACTTTATATTAAGGAAATGAAGCTAGTTCCTCATTTGGGATTAGTTCCAATGGCGACTTCTGGGGGGTCCTCTTCAACTTACTATTGTGATGGAATGTGGAGTAATTCTACTGTAGTAGGCTTCGCTCGTTTTGGCTCGAATCCGTTTGATGGCTTGCTTGTTGGTCCGTTTTCGTTCATTGTCAGCTGGGCCGTGTCGTTCTCGAATTGGCGCTGTGGCGTTGCGCTCTCTTACAGAAAACCTCTTTAGAGGGGGTTTGGGGGAACCCTCCCCCATAGTATTGAGCCTTTAGGCTCATGAAAAATTTTTTTCATGGGTACTTTCAGGAGGTGGGGAAATTATAACATGTATTTTTTTAAATGTTTGTGATATATTTTTCTTGGACTTGATTTTGTTGCACATTTAAAATTTGGGTAATAATTTACAGGCTTCGCTCGTTTTGGCTCGAATCCGAATGATGGCTTGCTTGTTGGTCCGTTTTCGTTCATTGTCAACAGGGCCGTGTCGAACTCGAATTGGAACTATGGCGTTGCGCTCTATTACTAATGATACAATAAGACTTACATTGTAGATTGTTATCCTCTCCCCATGGAGAAAATGCGCCGAAAAAGAGGCATGGATTAGTAGCACGTTGAAAGTCCGTGAGGCATTAGTAAGAGAAATGAAAAGTTATAACCACCTCTTTGAAAAAGCAATAAGTGATGAAATTATGGAACCAGCCTTGGATGATGCAACCGAACGAAAAAAAGATCGGCCAGACGTTCAAGACATTTTAAACAACAGAATTGAGTGCAAGGAACATCTCCGGCAACGAATGATTGCTGGAGATTTTATTCCTTTTGTCCACCAAGCAATAATAAAGCAAGATGGATATAGAAATAAACCAAGAAAAGTCGTTCAACCAAGATTTGATAGAGAAGAACCAGAACAATGGTTACATCATATAGTTATAAGAACATTAAAACCTATAATGATGAAAGGAATGTACGAATTTTCATGTGGTTCCATTCCTAAAAGAGGAATTCATTATGGAAAAAGATATCTTGAAAAATTCATAAGAGAAGGTAAATCCGAAATTAAATATGTTCTTAAATTCGATATTTATCATTTTTATGAAAATGTAAATGTTGAAATGCTAAAAGATCGATTTAGAAATATTATTCACGATGAAAAAATGCTAAAATTGATTTTTTACATTTTAGATACGAATGAATACCAATTACAAGGAAAAACATACAAAGGAGGTTTATTAATTGGGTTCTATCCATCTCAATGGTTTGCGAATTTCTTTTTGCAACCATTTGACCACTATATAAAAGAGCAATTAAAAGTTAAGTGTTATGTTCGTTATATGGATGATTGTGTAATATTTGGGAGGAATAAAAAAGAATTGCATCAAAAACTTGAAGCAATAAAGCAATATCTTGAAAAAATGGACCTCCAATTAAAATCAAATTATCAAATTTATAGGTTTGATTATATCGATAAATATGGTAAAAGAAGAGGTCGCTTTATTGACTTTATGGGTTTTAAATTTTACAGAGATAAAACCACTATTAGAAAAGGAATTTTTGCACGTGCAGTTAAAACAGCAAGGCGAATAAATAAAAAAGAAAAAATAACCTGGTTTGATGCTGCAAGAATGTTAAGCTATAAGGGATGGTTTAAGAGAACTGCTACATACAAAGCTTTTCAAAAATATATTGCAGCATTTGTTAATTTAGGTAATTTAAGAAAAATTATGAGTAATTATTCAAAGAGGAGGAACTCTAGAAATGACGAATTGGAAAAAAGTAGAAAGTGCAGTAAAGCCAGAAAACATTGATAAAAATTCTTCTCCAAATGGAGTATATGTCAGACGAGATATTCAAGAAGTTGCAACAATTGATGAGGAAAATAACGAAAAAACAAAATACACTTATTTAGAAAGTTTTATGACAAAGGATGAATATGCAAATTATTGCATAGAAAACAATATTATAAATACCCTTCTAGATAAAGATGACTCTCCTGAAGGACAACAATATGAATCTAGTTTAGAAAAGCCTGTTCAATATGTGAATGGGTTTTTTTATAAGCCAAATTACATCAAAAAATATAAAGAAATTATGGATGATATCCTTATAGCATTACAAATTAAAACTTTGTTAGGAGAAGATATTTCTGAAATTTTAAATAAAAAATTCGATGTGTTTGATGCAACCGGCTTGCCAGAAAACAAACAAACATTAAGTGTAAGTGAAATTGTTAATTTGTATTTATCTTTGTATGTAACAAAAGAAAATTTATATAGCATTTATAAAGAAATGAAAGCAAATAACAAATAAGGAGAAATTTATGTTTAAAAACTTTTTCAACAAAATTAAGTTAGTAAAAAAAATCAACGACGTTGTAAATGACGTGCAAGATTTCTTGAAAAACAATAAAGATAAGATTGACGAGGCAAAGAAAATTCTTGAACAATTTAGAGATTTAATTCCACAAGTTAAAGGACCTGTCAATGCAGCAATAGAATTTATTGAGAAATTAAAAAAATGAAATGGTGGCAAAGATTAAGAGGTTGGTTAATCTTCACTCCTGATGGGGGGTGGAGATTTAATATTAAATGGAGGTTTTAGTATGGTGCAGGTACATTTTAATACAGCTTTTGTGGATATGCCTGTTAATGTGATCAGAAGCTGGCTTGATGTTTATAAAGATAGATTGATTGGAAGCGCAATCTTCACAAAAAATGATTCGGTTACCTCAAAGGTTGTCAGATGGGCTGAAGGATTAAAATGTAAAGATAGTTGCTTCATTCCTTCTCATACAGGATCAATTATTGAATACAAAAATGACTTGTATATATTTGACATGAAGCCAATGAGGGCATCTGTAAGACCACTATATGAATATCTGACAACAACTGAAGATGAATATGCACTGGTTTTGAGAGATTTTGAAATTGATACAAGAATGTTTTCAATAAATGTTGCAGAACATATTGGAGAATTTTATCCTTTTCTATCAGCAATTAGAAGTGTTTTGACTAAAAGACAAACAAAATGGGTAAGACATTGTTCTGAGTTACATTTAAGAGAATTGCAGAAACAAGGACTTTTTAATGAACTTAATCCGGAGATAACACCAGATGAATTATTCCATGCGCTTGCAAAAGAGAGGTTGAAATGTTCCAAATAGAAGCTAGAGATGTTGTAACTTTTATTATTGCACTCTTCGGAGGTGGTGGAGTAGGTTGGATATTTGTACAACTTTACATAAAAGATGTTGCCAAAAAGGCTCTCAAAGATGATTTAGACAAAATAAATAAATCATATGAAGAACTTGATAAGAAATTTGAAGATGAAAAGAAAGCTTTCAGTAATTCAATAAAGGAAGTTGTTCAAAATAGCGAAAAAGCTGATACTGATTTACACCAGAGAATAAATCAAGTAGAACAAACATATGTAACCTGTAAATATTGTGAGATGCAACACCATAACCTAGAAACCACACTAAAAAGTATGGATGATAAATTAGATATTATTATAAAACAAGGATTAGGAGGGTAATTTGAAAATTTTTATAAACCCAGGCCATGGAGGAGATGATCCAGGAGTTGTTTCAAAACATAATATATACGAAAGTGATGTTGCATTAATCATAGGTAAAATTTTGTTAAATCGTTTGAAATTAAACGGCTTTTCTGCCGTACTGTATCAACAAAAAGAACATTACTACGAAATTTCAAAGGAAGAAAATAGAAGTGGGGCAACATTATTTATATCAATACATTGTAATGGTGTAGAGAACAAAGAAGCTCATGGGATTGAAACTTTATATTGTGAAAATTCTGATAAAGGGAAAATTTTTGCTGAAATTTTTCAAAACGAATTAGTAACAGCAACAGGTTTAACAGATAGAGGAATAAAATCTCGTGCTGATTTGCATGTTTTAAATAGAACTAAAGCACCTGCAATATTGATTGAATTAGCATTTTTGAGCAATGCTGAAGAAGAAAAATTATTAGTATTGCAACCGGAAACATTTGCAAATGCTATTTGGGAGGGAATAAAGAAAATACAAAATATGTAAACTTACATTGTTTTTCTGTGCTGTATACAAAGCAAAGAGGGGGAACCTTATTTATAGGGTTCCCCTTTTTTTTATTGGAATATTTTTAGTTAAATTTTTAAATAATTTGGACAATATTGGACAAAAAAGCCTCATTTTTATGATAAAAACTATAAGTAAACCACCTCAAATACAGTAAAATCAATAGAATATTTTTGAGAATATTTTTATTATAAAAATTAAAAAATTGGACAGGCTTGGACATTACATAGATTCGATATACCAAGCAGAATTTCCGTGATTATTAAAATTCCACTGTAATTGAAAATAAAAATTAAACTCCATAGAATTATCGTCTTTGTAATTATAAAAAGGTTTTGCCAGCTCAGTATGTCTGAAACTGTCAAAAGCATTTTTTATATCTTTAGCGAATTCTTTTCTAAAGTCAGCATATTCCATTTGTCGTTTTTTACGAGTATGACGATTAACAATGATCATTATTAATTCTCCATTCTTTGTCTATAATAACTGCAAATTAATTCAGAAGAAAGTTTATTTTTACAAATAAAAGTTGCTTTTTCTTCGTTGAATGATACAGAATTGATATTTTTTTCAAGATTTTTAGCTAATTTTATTGCCTCTGCATCATTTTTCAATTGAAACATTTTTATAATGTCATTTTTATATGAAATAGAAATAATCATTACTAAACCTCCTCTAAAGGTTGAATTTTATCAAGTGCAATATTATATTTTTTGCCATTCATATCAACACAAGTTGCGAAATCAACCTTACCATCTGCAAATTGATTTACCCAAGTATAGATAAGTAAACCCATTTCGTTAGTTTCAGTATTTTTAATTTTTGTACCGAATAATGCGTGATTTTTTTCTATCATGTCGTGCTCCTTTGTTATTGTCTTTTGTAGTTTAACTTACTTTGATAAAAATTAAACCTTTTATAATCAAAATATGTTCTATTGTTAAGGCGAATTTTAAGCAGCTTTTTTAATATTAAACACAGCATAAAAGACACCTCGATTTGTATCGAGATAGATTTTTCTGCCGTTTGAGAGTTCGAGAATCGATGCAAAAGGTCCAAAATAAAAGGGACAACATATGTTGTCCCTTTTATTTTGATTTTTGTTGGTTTGGTGTAATTTGCAATCAAGTTTGAGAAAAATTGACAGGGTATTTTGAGAAAAGTAGTTTTAAGTTATTCACCGAAGTAAATTATAGGTAAATGATTGTCTGCGGCATATTTTCTTAAAATATTATTTTTGAGGGAACTCAAATATAACAATAGGCAAGCCTTCTCTTTGAGCCTTTTCCAAATATTCGTCTGGTAGTTCATCAATATTAGTAGCGAAGATTCCAGAGATTGTTGGGTCTAGATAAGGACTTCGTTATGATATATATCATCTCTGAGTAAAATTTTTCTATTCTCTTCGGTGATGTCTGTTGCATTTCTAGAGAAGAATTCGGCATTTTTATTAAAATTTAATAGAGAAAGGAAAACCAAAGAAAATTGTGGTAATAGCTGTTATAAGAAAAATTTTGTTGATATCAATGGGAGTTTTAAAAAATCAGCAGCCTCTTGATCCAAATTGGGCAGAAAAAACAAGAACAATGTATTTGGAAAGTTTAAAAGTCGCCTAACTTTGTTTTGTAATAATAATTTTAAGTGTTTCATTTAATGCTAAATTTGTAATGCAAAAATTGACTCAAATAAATATACATTTTTCCCCAAGAAAAATTAAAAAAATACTTGACTTTTTAAACAGAATCTAAGTGTTAACTTTCATCTGTTAATACTTAATTTTGTTATTTCTTTTTTAAGTATCTGTTTCTTTTAGCATGAATTTATAATTTCTCTATATTTTTTTATGTTAAGATATATACAATGAAAAATTTACTTAAAATTTTACTAGTTTTTATAGGAACATTTTTTCTGCTAGTTTTTGCAAAACAAGCAGAAGCTTCTTATGAATATTCAACTAATGTTTATATAAAAAAAGATGTTCCAATTGAATATGTTGTTGCAACAATAAATCATAATGCGGAAATCATATCAAAGGATACAAACGATTCTCCTAATCAAGCAGGCGGAACACCATCGTTATTATGTATTCAAAAAGATACTCCAACTTTATCATATAAACTTTCTCAAAGTTTTTTTAATAACATTAATCATTCAATTAGTTTTACAAAACAACAAAATTACGCAAGAGCTCCATAAGTATTGCATATTTAGCAATCATAATACAGTAAATATTTTAAAAGGAGCTTAAAATGAACATAACAATGGTTAACGAAGGTCTTACCATTATGCTTATTGGTATGGGCAC